CGGCTATACGTCGTCACCGATTGTCGCCTTTACGGGCGGCGGCGGCGCGGGCGCTGCCGCTACGGTGACGATTGCCGACCTCGCGAATGCGGTTTGCGCTGCCCTGCCGTCGGTCCTGAACGCGATCCTCGGCCATGCCGTAGTTTCGGGCCCCGGAACGACGTTTCTCGCCTATACCGACTTCCGCGAAACGCTGAATTCGGAACGCCTGATCCCGCAGGAAACGTGGGACAAGGTCGGGACGAACGGCGATGTCATCGACGGCGTCGGCGTGGTCCTCGGCATTGCCGTCCGCCGCGACCATGAAAAGAACGGCTTGCCGTTTTGGTCTTGGGCGAACCAACCCGTTTACGGGATCGTCGGCCCGAACCGCTACATCGACTTTTCGCTGACTGATGGCGCGACCGAAGGTCAGCAAATCCTTGCGCAAAACGGGGGCATTATCCTTCGCGGCGAGGCAGGGGTCGAAACCTCGATCGCTTCCGGCGGCTTCATGTACGTCGGAACGGACAACGCGGGCGATGATGAAAACTGGCGTTTCTACAACGTCACGCGCGGCCGGGATTACATCCATCTGATGTTCCTGAAAACGCTTCGCTCGTTCCTCGGCCGGTTCAACATCAGCGCGCAGACGATCGAAAGCATCATCCAGACGATGAAGCTTGCGCTTCGCGACCTGCAGGCCGACGACGCGATCCTCGGCTTTACGGTCGGCTTTGAACGGGATCAGAACAGCGCCGAACAGCTTCGGCTCGGCCGGTTCGTCGTCACCTTCAAGGCCGAAGAGGCGCCGGTTCTCCGGTATCTCGGCATTCGTTCGGCTAAGTACCGGCCGGCCCTCGACGCGCTTCTGAACGATCTGCTCGTTCAGCTTGACGCAAACGTCTGACCCCTCGATCGGAAAGGTCAAATAGAATGAGCAGCACTTTCTTTCTGATGGAGGCCGTCAACCTGTTTTGCGGGACGGCCGACCCGACGAAAGGCAAGCACTTGACGCTTGCCGAACTAAAGCTTCCCGACCTGCAGGCGATCTATGCGGATCATCATGCCGGCGGCGCCCTGATCGCGACCGAGTTCGAGGTCGGCGTCGAGAAGCTTGAACCGACGTTCAAATTGAACGGCTTCGATCCCGACCTTCTGAACGAGTTCGGGCTCGGGACGCGCTATCGCAACATCTTCACCGCTTACGGCGTCGTTCGCGATCAGCGGTCGGGCAAGGCGATCGAAGCAAAGTCGATCATCGAAGCGCGCCTCGGTCGCATCGCGCCGGACGCTTTCCAGCGCGGCGAAATGCATGGTCACGAATACGCGATGAATTCGGTCATTCACTACGAACTTTGGTTCGACGGGGCGGAAAAGATCGTTTGGGATCACTTCACGTCAGTTTGGCGCGTCAACGGCGTCGATCAGAACGCCGACGAAAATCGCATCCTGCGAATTAACGGCTAGCGACCTTAGCCATCCAAATGAACGAGCCCGCCGGTTAATCCCGGCGGGCTTTTTTGTCGTAACAAGGAACGCCGAAAATGACTGCCGAAAATAATCCCGTCCCCGTCTGGAGAGAAATCAAGCACCCGCTGATTTTCCCGGTCGGCGACCTGACGACCCTGACCTTCCGCGAGCCGAACGGGGAAGTTCTCGAAATCATCGACGAACTCGGGATCGAGGAAGGCAAGGCGCCGAGCGTCCGCCAGACGATCGCGATCATCAGCGCCCTTTCAGGTGTCCCGATCGAAATGATCCGCAAACTCAATCAGCGCGACATCGAGGGGGCTGCGAACGCAAGCGTCCCTTTGCTTGGGGGAGAAGCCGGAACGAACGGTTCGCCCTGATCCTCGCCTTCGCCGGGATTTGGAGACGGGAAGGGGACCAAATCGTCGCGACCGTTTCGGCGGTCCTGAACACGTCTTTCCCCGAATGCCGTCGGACCCCGATCGGTTTGCTTCTGCGCATGTATCGCCAGGCAGCCCGTATCGGGAAACTTAGAAAGGGCTGAACATGGCCGGAACGCTTACATCGCAGTTGGTCGTTCGCCTGATCGACCAAGTCACCGGCCCGGCCCGGACTGTCGGCCGCTCGCTGCTCGGGTTGAACCGGGCAGCGAACGGGGCGTCGGGAACCTTCGGCGCTCGCCTGGGCGCTGCGATCGAGCGCAACAATCGCGCGCTTGATCAGACGCGCGGCCGAATGATCGACGCAGTCGCCGGGTTCTACACGCTGAAAAGCGCGATCGGCGGGCCGGTCAAAGCCGCGATGGAATTCGAAAGCGCGATGGCGGACGTTCGGAAGGTCGTCGACTTCCCGACCCCCCAGGCGTTCAAGGATTTTCAGCAATCGCTTGTTGATCTGTCGAAGCGCGTCCCGCTGTCGGTCAACGGCCTTGCGCAGATCGCCGCGGCTGCCGGTCAGGCAGGCATTGCCGGCGAAGACCTCGCAAAGTTTACCGAAGCCGCAGCGAAAGTCGGCGTCGCGTTCGACATCAGCGCCGACGAGGCGGGCGACGCGATGGCGAAGCTTATGACCGGCCTCGGCCTGTCGATCGATCAGGCGGTTTCGCTGACCGATGCAATGAACCATCTGTCGAACGCGCAGGCGTCGTCGGCGTCGGAAGTTCTCGACGTTGTCCGTCGCGTCGGCGCCCAGGCGAAACAGTTCGGCTTTACTGCCGAGCAAGTCGCGGCGTTCGGCTCGGCGATGGTCGCGGCCGGTTCAGAAACCGACGTTGCGGCGACTTCCTTCCGCAACATGGGCCTTGCTCTGACGAAGGGCGACAGCGCGACGAAGCGACAGCGCGAAGCCTATGAACGGCTTGGGTTGAGTTCCAAAAAGATCGCGAAGTCCATGCAGAAGGACGCGGTCGGGACGACGCTTAAAGTCATGGAGGCGATCGCGAAGCTGCCGAAAGAAGAGCAAGCATCGGTTTCGTCCGATCTGTTCGGCAACGAAGCGCGCGCCCTGCCGATCCTTCTGACGAACCTTGATCTGCTTCGGGACAGCCTCGGGCTTGTCTCCGATCAAAGCAAATATGCCGGCTCGTCGTTCAGGGAATTCGAAACGCGATCGAAGACATTCGCGAACGCGGTTCAAATCTTCGGCAATCGCTTTGAGGCGTTGAAGATCGCGATCGGCTCGGCGCTGATCCCGGCCCTAAATGACCTTATGGCGCGAATGACGCCGCTCGTCGAAGCCTTTACCGACTTCGCAAACCGGAACCCGGAAGTAACGCGAAACGTCCTGGCAGCGGCCGGGGCGCTCGTCGCGTTCAAAGTCGCAACGACCGCGCTGACCTTTGTCGGGCTTCTCGGCCGAGGCGGCGCCCTGTCGATGCTGTCGATCGGGTTCAATTCGGTCGGCCGCGCAGCCATCGGCGCGACCCGGGCGGTCAGGTCGGCAGTCGCATTGCAAACTTCGCTTGGCGCGATGTCGGGCATGAAGATGACCGGGCTGCAGACCATCGGAACCGCGTTGAAGGCGATCGCCCTTGCTGTTCCCGGCGTGTCTGCGATATCGGGCGCGCTGACCGCCATAGGCGGCGCGCTAGCAGCAATATCGGCCCCGGCATGGCTTGCCATCGGGGCGGCGGTTGCGATCGTCGCAGGGGCGGGCGCGCTTCTCTGGAAGTATTGGGATCGCGTTTCGTCGATCGTCAGCGGCGTTGCAAGCCGGATCGGGGAAGAACTTCGGCCGGCGCTCGATGCAATGAAGCCGGCCCTCGATTTGATCAGCCCGGCGATCACTGCGATCGGCGATGCGTTCAAATACGCGGGCGAAAAGCTGTCCGCCTTCGGGTCATGGATCGGGTCGTTCTTCTCGAAAGAAGTCCTGTCGGACGATCAGAAGGCGGGCTTTGAAAAGGCCGGTTACGATATCGCCGACCGAATGATCAATTCGATCAAGTCTGCGTTTCAGGGCTTGCTCGATTGGTTCAAGGGATTGCCGGCGCGGATCGTCGAAGCGATCGGGAACATCGACATTTCGGGCCTGATCAAATGGCCGACCTTGCCGACATGGCTAGGCGGAAGCGGCAGCCCGGCGCCTTCTACGCCGCCGGCCGCTGTTGACAGCAACACCGCAGGGCCGGGAATTTCAGGACATCGCGCGGCAGGCGGCAACGTCTGGTCGGGCGGTTCCTTCCTTGTCGGCGAAAATGAAGCCGAAATCTTCACGCCGAAGGGCGCGGGGACGATCACGCCGGTTAGCAAAGCGGGCGGGGGCGGGGGCATCCGCTTCGGCGACATTCACATTCACGGCATGACGAACCCGGAACAAGCCGCGGACGTAATCGTCAAGCGCATCGAGGACAAACTTGCCGGCCTGTTTCGCGGGTCGCATGCAGACAGCGGGGCTTATGGCTGATGCTCTTTTCATTGGGATCGCTGTCGATCGAGATCGCGCCGTTCAACGTCGATGAAGTCGGCGAGAGCGGGGCGACGGACTACGCGTCGAAACCTGTCGTCGGCGCGGAACCGCTTCTGGAGTTTGTCGGCGAGGGGCCGAACGAAATGACGCTATCGGGGAGGCTTTTCCCGATGGCGATCGGCGGACTAGACGAGCTTGAATTGCTTACGCAGATGCGCGTCAGCGGCAAGCCTCAATATTTGATGCGCGGCGACGGGACGCCGCGGGGATGGTGGGCGATTACGCGCGTCAGTTCCCGTTCTTCATATCTAGGGCG